CTCTCCTAAGAAACGCAAGACAATCTCTAAACCAGACCTTGCTGACAAGAAGGAATAGACTCTGGTCTAACAGACCTTAAATGCAAGAGATGCCTGCTTAGCGGAGAACCTCTCTGTTTTATTTTTATTAATGACCATGTGGGTTGTTAATATTTAACTTTAACAAATGGAGAGACAAATATGTCTACACAAATAACTACAGCATTTGTAGAACAGTATAGTTCTAACATACAAATGTTGTCACAACAAAAAGGTTCTTTATTGAGAGATAAAGTACGCCTTGAATCAGTTGTTGGAAAAAATGCTTTCTTTGATCAAGTAGGAAGTGTTACTGCAACTGTAAGATCAAGCAGACATTCAGACACTCCTCAAGCAGATACTCCTCACTCAAGAAGAAGAGTAACTCTTGTGGATTATGAATTTGCTGATCTAATTGATGACCTAGATAAAGTAAGAATGTTGGCTGATCCAACTTCTTCTTATGCACAAGCTGCTGCTTATGCAATGGGAAGAGCTATGGATGACAATATCATCGCTGCTGCAACTGGTACTGCGTACACAGGTGTTGCTGGTGGTACTTCAACTTCTTTACCTGCAGGTCAAATCATATCTGAAGCTGGTACAGGAAGAATGACAATCGCTAAACTAAGAACTGCAAAAGAAATCTTAGACTTAGCTGATGTTGATCCTTCTCTACCTAGATTCATCGTAGTAGGTCCTAAACAAATCACAGATTTATTAGGAACTACTGAAGTTACTTCTAGCGATTACAATGTTGTCAAAGCTCTTGCTTCTGGCGATATTAATTCGTTCTTAGGATTTAACTTTGTTGTATCTAACAGATTAGCTGTTGCTTCTTCAATCAGAGACTGCTTTGCTTTCGTAAACGATGGTATTGCTTTAGCTGTTGGAAAAGATGTGACTGCTAGAATAGACGAGAGAGCTGACAAAGGTTATGCTACTCAAGTTTACTACTCTGCTGCATTTGGTGCAACCCGAATGGAAGAAGAGAAAGTAGTTAAGATCCAAGCATACGAAGGTTAATTTCGTATTTAGATGGTGGGGAGAAATCCCCACTATCTTTTTTTTAATAAAAGTATATGAAACATAAAGGAACGAATGGCTAGTACAGTAGATATTTGCAATGGAGCTTTAAACCAGTTAGGTGCATCCACCATCATTTCATTGACGGAAGATTCTAAAAATGCAAGATTATGTAATGCACGATACACACAAGTACGAGATAGCTTATTCAGATCTCACCCTTGGAATTGTTTACAAAAACGAGTACAGCTCGCATCTGATACAGCTACTCCAGCTTGGGGATTCAGTTACCAATTTACCTTACCTGCAGATTGTTTACGAGTTTTAAGAATAGAAGATTACGATTCAGATTATAAAATTGAAGGAAGAAAGATTGTGTCTAATGTACCTACGATGAAGGTATTATACATTGCACGAATTGAAGATCCTAATCAATACGATGAAATTTTAAGAGAAACATTATCAGCAGCATTAGGTGCAGACATTGCTTATGCAATTACTTCTTCTAATCCTGTTGCACAAAATATGTATAATCTTTTTCAACAGAAATTAAGAGAAGCAAGATTCGTAGATGCTACGGAAGGACAAAACACCATCCAAGATAATGGCATGACGGATGTCATAGACGCAGGTTCTTGGACTAACGCAAGGTTTTAAATATGGCACGAGTTGCGGTGCAATTAACGAACTTCACAGGTGGAGAATTATCGCCACGACTAGATGGTCGTAATGATCTAACCAAATACTCTTCTGGTTGCAAGACCTTAGAGAATATGGTTGTTTATCCACATGGTTCTGCTGCTAGACGACCTGGAACTCAATTTGTAGCTGAAGTAAAAGACAGCACTAAGAAAACAAGATTAATACCTTTTGAATTTTCTACAACACAAACTTATATGTTGGAGTTTGGAGATCAGTACATAAGGTTCTACAAAGATAATGGAGTTATCTTATCTGGTGGTTCAGCATATGAAATTGCTACTCCTTATTTAGAATCTGAACTGTTTGATATTAAATATGCTCAATCTGCAGATGTCATGTATATCTGTCATCCTAATCATGCAGTTAGAAAGTTATCCAGAACAGGACATACTTCCTGGACATTGACACAAGTTGATTTTACTAAAGGACCATTTCAAGATCATAATATTACTACAACTACTATGTCTGCATCACATACTTCTGTTGGTTCAACAGGAACATTAACTATATCTTCTACAACTGGTATTAATGCTAACCAAGGTTGGCTAACTACTGATGTGGGAAGATTAGTACATTTAAAAGATGGTCATTATAAAATAACAGGAAGAACATCAGCAACAGTAGTTACCTCTATTTGTGAAGTATCGCCATCTTCTTCTTCTGCTACAACGGACTTTGCTTTAGGTGCTTTCTCTGATACTTCTGGTCATCCAGGTTGTGTAACCTTCTTTGAACAACGATTAGTGTTTGCAGGAACGAAAGAACAACCACAAACTTTATTCTTTTCTAAATCAGGGGATTATGAAAACATGGATGATAATTACCATGGAACAGTATCTGATGATGATGCTATTATTTATACAATTGCATCTAACCAAGTTAATGCCATTAGGTTTATGACTGCTACTAGAACTTTAATTGTAGGTACAGCAGGTGGTGAATTTACAGTATCAGGTGGTGGAACAGATGTTGCGATTACTCCTACGAATATTTTAATTAAAAGACAATCTAACCATGGAGCTGCTAACTTAGATGCGATTGCAGTTGGTAATGTCACTTTGTTTTTACAAAGAGCAAAAAGAAAGATTAGAGAACTAGCTTATAACTTTGATGTGGATGGTTATCTTGCTCCTGATATGACAATCCTTGCAGAACATATTTCTGAATCAGGTATTACACAAATGGCATATCAACAAGAACCTAATCAAATCATTTGGTGTGTGCGAACTGATGGACAACTAATTGCATTAACCTATCAAAGAGAACAACAAGTTGTTGCTTGGCACAGACATATCTTTGGCGGATCTTTTTCTAGTGGTAATGCTGTGTGTGAATCGGTTGCTGTCATTCCTACAGATGACAATGAATACCAAGTATGGATTATTATTAAACGAACTATTGATGGTGCTACCAAACGCTATGTAGAATATTTGCATAACTTTAATTTTGATGAAACAGATAATACAGATTTTAATTTCTTAGATTCTCAACTAAGTTACTCTGGTTCTGCAACTACTACTATTTCAGGATTAGGTCATTTAGAAGGTCAGACAGTTGCTATTCTTGCAGACGGAGCTACACATCCTAGAAAGACAGTTACTTCTGGTTCTATTACTTTAGAACGATCAGCTACCAAAGTAAAAGTAGGATTACCTTATACTTCCCTTTTGCAGACTATGCGATTAGATGCTGGTTCACAGGATGGTACATCGCAAGGTAAAACCAAAAGAATATTTGATATTACATTAAGAATTTATGAGTCTATTGGTATTGAAGTAGGACCAGACTTAAATAATATGGAACGAATACCCTTTAGATCTTCTGCTACTTTAATGGATCAAGCTATCCCAGTATTTACAGGAGATAAAGAAATAGAATTTAGAGGAAACTATGAAACGGATGGTTATGTGTATGTAAGGCAAGATCAACCTTTACCTTTAACTATTTTATCATTATACCCAAGGTTAGTAACCAATGACGGATAACATACTACATATAGTGCCTTATATTGCAAATCATGGTAAGATAATTTTATCTAGTCAAATGAACCATGCTTTAATGGATAAGGATGCAGAGTTTGATGGAGAAACAATGAATCTAGAAGAGAAAGGATTAGCTTTTACTTGTATGATTAATAATGAACCTATAGCGGCTGCTGGAATGAAATTACTTTGGCAAGGAGTTGCAGAGGGTTGGGTATTAGCTACAGCTAAAGTTTGGAATCATCCTAGAACAATAGCTCGTGCTATTAAAAAGAATTTTGCAAGATTAGCAATGGAACATAAGATACACAGAGTACAAACTGCTGTACGATCCGAGTTTGGAACTGGTATTAAATTTGCTAAGTGGTTAGGTTTAGAGAATGAGGGTTTAATGAAACGATATGGTTTTGATGGTGCTGACCATTATAGATTTGCGAGGTTATTCTAATGAGTTTTGTATTTGATATAGCAGGAGCTAGGCAATCAAGAACAATAGGAAAATACAATCAAGCTATTCAAGAAAGAAATGCAAAAGTTGCAGAACAAGAAGGTCAGCTTATACTAGATCAATTTGATAATTATACTTTACCAAAATTAGTAGAAAAAATTGATCAATTAGAAGGTGAAACTAAAGTTGCTTTTGCAAAATCTGGTGTTGAGGAGTCAGGTACTGCTCGTAAAATTAAAAGATATAACGCAGAACAAGGTGAAAAAGAAATAGAGATTGCAAGATATAATGCAGAGATAGGCAAATCAAGAAAATTTGAAGAAGCTAATTTTGCTCGTATGCAAGGAAGTCTTGCTAGAATGCAAGCTAAACAAGCTGAAATCGCAGGTTATGCTAGAGCAGGCGAAAGTTTAATGAGAATGTATGGTTAATAATATGAGAAACTATAAAAAAGAATACGCAAATTATCATTCTAAACCAGAGCAAAAAAAAGATAGAGCTGGTAGAAATGGTGCTAGAAGAATGATGAAAAAGAAATATGGTAATAGTTTACTTGGTAGGGATGTAGATCATAAAGAT